GCCTGCACTGCCAGGTCCATCAGGGACGGAAGAATCCCAAGAGGTTCGGGTTGCAAGTCTTCCCCGAATTCGCCATCCAATGCAAAGGTCCGCAAGTGACCAGCATGGTAGCGATGTTGGAGCTCTTCATAGACAGGTGTCCGTATGCGCATGCCCGCTTTCCGAAACCACGACCGAACCAGAGCACAAAGCCGGTAAAACGCTTTCCGGTCAAGGCCCGCAAACCTTTCCAAAGCCATCCGGGCATTAAGGGCTAGCTGCTCCTCCTGCGGGTCACCATCCACGCGATAGTGACTCAGCCACTTGTACATAGACGCCACCTCCGGAAGACCAAACCACTCTCCCCGGGTGTACACGAACTGACGACTCAGGAATGTGCACTCTGCCAGGGTCTTGAAAGGGGGATGGATTGCCGGATCCGTCTTATCCGCCGGTGTGAACCGGAGACCCCACTCCGCGAACAACTTCCACATAGCCCTGAAGTTGAAAAAGTGGGCCACCGCGGGCGTAAACCCCAAAACCGAGTCGTCCCCAAAAGCCGCCACCGTCACGTTCTCATTGAACTTGGCGACAGGAAATTCCTCCCCCCCAAGGTGATGGAATGCTTTGCGAAATAGGTACGCCAAATTGACCACGTTGATGATGGTGGTCAAAGCGTTGCCCGTCGAGTTCATAAAAGGAGCTCGATACGCATAACGCCCAAACGTTTGGATGGGGTTGAAGATGATGTCACAGAGGGTTGCTCGTGCAACGCGATCTTCCGCTGTGCAGGTGCCATAAACCGAGTAGAAAGTGTCTACCAACGACAGGAACACCTTGAGGGCTTCAGGCGTGAAGGTCTTATCAAACTGGCTAAAATCGCCGTCTAGAAAACACTCACGCCCATCAGCCTGTAGGTACGTCGCCAGCCGGTCAAACTGTGGGGAGTCCACATTGATCCCCACCATGCACGAGCTCAGTTCACTGTCAGGAGCCCACCCACTGTACGACCACGCCACAAAGTCTCCAAAAAGGGCCCGTACCGCATCCTGGACAATCTGATTGTGCACGCCAAACGTTCGGGTTAGGCCAGCTTCAATCTTCTTGAAAGGTCTGAGCTCATCCTTCAGACACGATTTCACCTGGAGAGTCCTCCAGTCGGGTTCTCGACCCGCACAGATCGTCTCCATAAACTGCTGGTAATGAGATGGATAGGGCGCCCACACGATAGACGTCTCCCCTGTTCTCTCATCACGCGAGTACACCGACTTCTTGCCATTGCCCACGGGCCACGGGCCAATTCCCAAGCTCGTGTTCATGGGGATGGATTGGAATCCAGAGACCCCAAGACCGTTCACGCTTTCCAGGAGAGACCTCCGGCGAGGGGGCTCAACGGGGAGCGCCAGTCCAGCCCACTCTTCCCAAATGCTCGCGGTTACCCCAAGGAGCTCACCTTCCGGGATTGACGGCGCCTCTCCAACGCGGTTTGCATCATTCACCAACAACGCCAGATAAGAGACACCATGGTTTTTCCCAAGGGAAGGGGGACCATATCTCACTTCTGGCATGTGGGGCTTCAGAGCAGACGGTAGAAGCTTGGAGTTGCTCGCATTCCCTTGATACGGGATCTCCCCCATCAGCGTGTACCGAGCGTTCAGGGTTTTGAGGCCCTGAGCGGACACCGGTGCCGGAGGGAAGGGCACAACGAAGGCACTAGGTCCCGGTTGCCACGAAAACCGCGAGACCGAGCCCGA